CGATGTCAGCACGTTGCTGGCAGCGGCAGACGGCACACGCACGTCACTCACCATTGAGAACACCGATTCCGGAACTCTATATGTCCGCGTCGGCGGTAGCCCGGCGTCGTCAGCTATCGGAGGTTTCACTTTCAGCCGCGGACTGAATGCAAGCGCGACCCTATCGCCGCCAGAAAGTATGCAGGCGATTTACGGCCTTTGGACAAACCCCGCGACGGGTGGCGCGACACTTACGTCAGTCAACACCGCACTCAGCGACAGCAATTCGGCTATCTCCACTTACGCAGAGCTAAAGACCGCCATTGCGAACTGGCTGAGGCCAGGCTCTACCCCTTCGGCTGATATGCTGGCGCGCATCCCCGAATACATAGGGCTTGCTGAGGTCAGCCTGCGCCGTGAGCTCCATCTCCGATCGCTGGACCAAGTCGAGGCATCCCTGACCATCACGGATGGCGAGGCATCTGTCCCCACGGGCTTCCAAGGCGTGATCTCGCTGATCTGGGGCGCTGATCCCTACCAGCAGATCACGGCCCTGCCGATCGATCAGGTGAGGGCGCTGGCTGCACAGCCGGGCAGGACGCGGCCGTATCACTACGCCATCTCTGGCGGGATCATCTATTTCGACTTCGCAGGCGATGGAACGGCAAGCCTTGGCTATCGCAGGGGCGTGACCCCGCTCTCTGCTGACGGGGATACGAACTGGATATTGGCGTCGTCGCCCGATCTCTACTTAAGTTCCGCCCTTGTGTGTGCCGCGACAAGACTAATAGATCCGCGCCTTGGGGAATTTAAAGCGTGGTTCGCCCAGTCTTTAGATAGCGTCCAAAGGTTGGAGCGGAATGCAAATTCTGATATAATTCGACCCATGCCAAATGGGTACGTAGCATGACTAAGTGCGCGCACATTGAATGCGAGAAACAGGTCATCGCCCGAGGGCTCTGCACGAAACATTATCAGCGCGCAAAAGTAACCGGCGCGCTTCCTCCGCGCGTGACGCAAATTCCGGAAGGTCAGTGCGCAGTGAATGAATGCGCATCCGATGCGGCAGTGCGGAGCTACTGTCTGAAACATTATGTACGCTTTAAGCGCCACGGCGATCCTTTGGCTAGGAAGCGCGTAGCGAACGGTGAGAATGAGCGCCCATGCTCGGCCGAGGGATGCGATAGTCGTGCACGGAGCAAGGGGCTGTGCAATTTGCACTATGTGCGCTCGCGAGCAAAGCCGCGGACGAAACCGATTATAATCACCTGCACAGTGGATGGATGCGAGAAACCGCATGAGGGGCTCGGCTTGTGCGCCATGCATCGTATGCGGTTAAAGAAAACAGGTGAGATCGGTCCGGCAGGACAGAAGATCACGGAGCGTGGCACTCAAGTTCAATGGCTCCTCGATCATAAATCCTACGACGGCGAAGGATGCTTGATCTGGCCGTTTCCTCGCAATGCGGAAGGATACGGGCACGTCACGTTAAATGGAAAACATCGGTCTGCCCAAAGCGCAATGTGCGAGATCGCGCACGGACCCGCACAGTTTTTAAAGCCGGACGCTGCGCATAGTTGCGGAAACGGGCATCTCGGATGCCTTCACCCCCAACACCTGCGGTGGGCCACACGGCAGGAAAACTGTGCTGACACAGTAGCGCATGGCCGCACAACACGGGGTGAGCGGAACCATCACGCAAAGCTGACTGAGGCCGAAGTTCTGCTGGTCATTACCGATACGCGCGACATCGGCATCATCGCGGCTCAGTACGGCGTTAGCCGACACACCATTCTGCGGATCAGAAAGGGTGAGACTTGGACCTACCTGAGGACTGCGGCTTAGATGGGAGCCATTGAGCCGATCAAGCTGGAGTTTGCTCCAGGTTTGGTGAGACAGGGCACCCTGTACCAGTGCCCGGCCGGCCGCTTCTACGACGGCAACCTGATGCGGTTCGATGGAGAAGTCCGCAAGCCCATGAAGGGCTGGGCGACGGGGCTCGCAGGCACGCTTACCGGAAATCCGCGCTGCGCATTTGCGTGGAAAGATAATGACGGCCTGCCGTTCGCGGCGTTCGGGACACACAGCGCTCTGTTCGCGCATGACGGGTCAACGCTGGACGATATCACACCGTCAGGCTTTGTCGCAGGCGACGCCAACGCCTCACAGTGGACGATCGACAACTTTGGCGAACTGCTTGTCGCCTGCAACGACGCGAACGAAGCTATCTATGAATGGCAGCCGGGCGGGGGCGGGGACGCAACTGTCATAACCAATTCGCCGGATGCGCTATCTGTTGTGGTCACACCGGAGCGGTTCCCGTTCGCTCTTGGCGCCGATGGTGATCCGCGACGGGTGGCCTTCCCCGATGGTGAAAACCGCACAGTCTGGACACCTTCAACCACCAACCGGGCGCGGGAAATTCTGCTCCAGACGCCGGGCGTTCTCATGTGTGGCGCTCGTGTTTCAGGCGGGACGCTGATCTGGACGACGCACGATATTCACTTCGCCCGCTACATCGGTTTGCCCGACGTCTACCAGATCAAGCCGGTCGGCAATCAATGCGGCATTGTCGGCAAGCACGCCTACGCGACCGTTGATCAACTCGCCTACTGGATGGGCGAAAACAACTTCTGGGTTTGGGCGGGCTATGCTGAGCCCTTGCCCTGTGAAATCTCGGACGACATCTTCAAGAACATCAACCAGACCCATCGGCACAAGGTCTGGTGCGAACATCGCTCGGCGGAAGGGGAAATCTGGTTCAACTATCCCCGTGGTGACGCCACCGAATGTAGTCACGCGGCGATCTATTGCTATCGGGCGCCGCAGCACTGGAACCACGTCGAGCTTGCCCGTAACTGCGGCTTCGAGGCAGGCGCATTCAGCTGGCCGGTGCGGGTCACGTCTGCTGGCGCGATGCTGAAGCACGAGACCGGCTGGAACTACAGCGACGACGTGCTGCTGCTTGAAAACGGAGACGGCTGGCTGCTGGAAGATGGCAGCCCCTGGCAGTTGGAATCTGCGGTGCAAACGACGCGCAACCTGATCTCCGGTCCTTTCGAGATCAGCAATGGCGGAGGTCTCCTGCTCATTGACGAAATCATCCCCGACGAACTGACACAGGGCGACTGCGAGGTCTATTTCCACGTGTCCGAATATCCGACCGATGGCGAGACGACGTTTGGTCCCTTCACCGCTGGTGATCGCATCCCGATCGAGGTTCCGGCTCGCAAGATCAGAATGGAAATCAGAGCCGCTGCCGGCGTGGAAGACTTCCGCATCGGCACCTATCGCGCTGTCGTCAAGGAATGGAGCGCCTATTGAGCGCGCCCGTTTCAGCTCCGAAGGAGTTCAACCGGGGGAATGAGGTAGCGTTCCGGAACTACATCGAAGCTGAGTTGGCAGATACCTATCGCAAGAGCGCTCACCTCATTATCCCGAGCAGCTTCTATCTCGGCTTTCAAGGCGCGACAGGAAAGCAGGTTGTTCTAGGCCTCAACGGCTCGGACCAGTTTACGATAAGCATCGACGGCAACACAGCGTTTGCGCTGGCGTCGGACTCTTCGGTGTCGACGGTCTCCGCTGAAGTCGTAGCGGCAAGGCAGGGCGAGGCCAGTCTAACAGCGAAGGTCACCCAGCTTTCGACAGCGACTAGCACAGTAGACGGCAAGCTGAGTGCCTCCTACGCGTTGACGGTCGATGGTGGCGGTCGCATCGCCAGCATGAAGCTGCTGAGCGACGGGACGACCAGTAGCGTCAAGTTCACGGCCTCGACGTTCCAAGTCTACAACGGCACCACCGATGAAGCGCCGTTTGAAGTGTCGGGCGGCGCGGTCAAGATCAAGACGGCCAATGTAGGCGTCCTTTCTGCCGCAAATATCAGCGTTTCAAGTCTTGACGCGATCAGCGCAACCATCGGCCTCCTTCGCACAGCAAGCACTGGCGCCCGCATGGAGCTGGAGTCGAACCAAGGGCGCGTCTACGACAGTTCGAACGTGCTCCGCGTCCGTTGGGGCATCTGGACCTGATGCCTCAGGGTCTTCAAATCTGGGATGCAAGCGGCAATCTTATTCTCGATACATCGACGCGACTGGGGAAGGTGCTTGGGTATATCGACGCTGCAGCGGGAACCGGACTGTCCGGCAATGTCACGAACGCAGGATTGTTGCTGGGCACACCGTGGTGGACCGAGATCCCGTTTTCTGCGGTCAGCGGATATCCGAACGCCTTTGATCAGGGGGCCGCAGGGGCGCTGACTGTGAGTGTTTCCAGCTCGACCATAAGCTGGTCTTACACTGGCGTTGTTGGCTTCGCCCGTCGCATCATCTACGGGGTTTATTGATGCCAACGGGGTGGCAATCGTTCACCGATAGCGGCGTTGTTCAACTCGATCAGGACACGAAGAACTATCAGCTAGTCGCAAGCGGGTCGGGTACATTCTCGGACACGGTCCCCATGGAGGGCGGCGGGGGTTACTCCACTGTAGTTGTCACCAACGCGGTTGCTCCCCTGCTGGCTATCACGGCGAGCGTTCACGCGGTTCGGCATATCTACATCAGCGGCTCGACGTGGACTTTCTACATAAGCGGCGGGGCTAGCGAGTCGTTCGACTATTACGTTTTCGACCATTCAACGACGCTGATAGAAACCTTCGGACTGGCAATTTACGATTCTGCCGGCGTGCTCACCTTTCAAAGCGGCGGCAAGCCGATGCGGATCGTTGGCGTGGGCGCTGGAACCTACACGAGCGGCCGGGACTATGCTGCCGTGTGCCTCGCTTTCAGAACCCGGATGGAGGCTACTGAGAGCGAAGATGTGCCGGGGGATTACCTGTTCCTCTATGCAGCCTATGGCCCGGCTCAATCCTCGAATGTGTTTTCTGACGGCGAAGTAGACGTGTCGGTCGGGGATACGACCGGAGCGCCGTCAACCTGGGATGACAGCCCCCCATCGTTTCTGGTGGTGGACGTCACCAACTTTTAACGCTGGAAATCGCCATGCTTCGCACCATTATTGCCGCACTCGCGCTCGCGGGATGCGCCTCTGCGCCTCATTCCAAGAGCGCTAACGACAGCTTCAAGCAAGAGCGCACCGAAGAACACGGGCAGGCGCTTCGTGATGAGTTCAACCGCCTGACTGGCGATGCT